CCACCAATACGACCACCTTTTAATTTAAGTAATGTTTGGCTATTATTAATATGTGCTGAATCCAACAAAGCACGTAATGCACCAGTAAGAGCGGCAGAAAGACCGCCAATGAGATGAGGTAAGCCAATAGCATAAGCCCCACGCCAAGGAATAAACTTAAACTCAACGAACCAATCCAATTTTTGAAGTTTTTCATCGTTAGCTTCCCAGTTACGGTAAAGGCCAAGAACCTTGCTGCTTGACTCGTCAATTGTTAAAATGTATGGAGCGCGTTTGCCTTCTGAAACATCATCATCGTCTAAACGAATAAAACAAGTAATCTCATAAACACGACGAAGACCATCAATATTTTTAGAAGGCATATCTTTGCCCTCAATCTTATTGTTAGCTTTTTCTGATTGTGTTTGGTCGTTTAAAGGAGCGTCAGATGTATATGAAGCATCCGTATCGCGGTATATACCCTGCTCAATACGTTGTAGATAGATGTCTTCTGTAATGTCTTGTACTTCTGTACTACGAGACGCAGTATAAAAGTTTGTTGACGCGTAAGGTAACAAGATGTTGTCAATCGGTACCCATTCACATGTTGGACGTTTTTGTTCTGGATCAAAACGCCATTTAAGGAACTGTGATCCACCCAATGGTAGTTGTGTTAGCAACTGCTCCATCTCATCACGATACTCAGGTATCTGTTCTGATAATTGCCAATTTAAAAAGTTTACTTTACGTTCTGCAGTAGCTTCTTTAATTGTATTTGCATCACCCTTGATGTTTGACTTAACAATACCATCTGGGGGTAATAACTCTTTGGCTGATGATGCAGCGAAATCCACGCAAGCTTCTGCCATAACTGGATGTACAACTTTGGATGCGCCGTCGAATGTTGCACCGCCTGGAGCATCTTTGCCCAAACCTGTACGGCGCAAACCCTCTTCATATTGCTTGTCGCGTTGTTTTCTTGATTCTCTATCGACATCAATATAATCTAAATATTCATTTGCTAGTGAGTCTAGCGTTCCATCGTCAAAGACTTCTGCTAAGTTCTCATAGAAGTCTGGATCTGTTTGTGGTCCTTTAGTTGGCTTGAAGTTTACAACTACTGAGCCATCATCTAGTTCAATAACTTCTTGTTCTGCATCGGCATCATCAATACCAAGATCATCTGCAATTTCATGAGTCTCATCATCCTGTTCTACAGATTGTTTGATATCGTCTTCACGATCATCTAACGTAGGCAAGTTTCCACCTTTTTGGATTGCGATTTGCGGTTGTTTTGCCATATTAATTATAGGTACCTAAAAGATTCATATCTAAGCACACTAATACATAATCCGAAAAGATTCCGCCCTATTGAGCGTATGGGTTTGCATATTTCTTAGAAGAGTCATCTGCGTATGAATAATCCCTTGATGGTAACGGATCTAATTGAATCCATCCCGAGTCTCTGAGAACTCGTAGTGCTTGTGAAAGTGAATCAACGTAGTCATCATGACCGCCCGCTTCTGGGAACGAACATACCTGTCGTATGAAGCGTTTAGCCCACTCTGCATACTCGCCTTTTATATTAATATCTTCTGGTATAAATACCTTGCCTTTAGCAACAATAGGTGCTACAATATTAAGACGCTGAACTTTATCTGCTCGGCCTGGGTTGTAACCCCTGACTGGGACATTGGCACCTTGGAGTTCTTGGATCAATGATATACCAGCTGACTTATCCTCCATCAGTATGAGATCTACTTTTCGTCCCTTACCGAACTCGTTGTCAGATCCGTAGACTACCTCTTTAAAGTCATCAATCACCTTACGTCGCAACTCTGGGTAGGATAGATGTGCATCCCAAGAGTCCAGCAATATGATTGATGTGCCCGCGTCCTCTTGATCAAATACGCCCCAGACTGTACATGCTGTTGGGTCATTGTGTGTCTTCTCACTGGTTGCAGGGTCGTATGAGGCAATCACGTATTCAAGGTTTGGTGTAGGTTTCTTTGCTGACCATAAACGGAATTGTTTACGTTTGATAATACCCGACGCTTCTGGATCTAAAATTTCACCATAGATCTCTTGACGCCCTAAGTCAGTTCCATCGTATGACTCTAACTGTTTGAAGAACGTAGCTGATAAGTTTTCTTTGTTGTCGTATGAACTGGCGTTGATGACATACACATCACCTCCAACCTTACCCTCATTCAAATCAACAATTAATTCTTTTGGTTTGGGTGTTGTTGTGATGATCTGCTGAACACGAGGAATGCGTGGGTCTTTTAATCGCAGTGTAAACTGAACACCATCGTATGCATCATCAATATAATCAAATGCACAGAGCTCATCAAACCAAGCGCCGTGGAATTGTTTACCTCGATACCGTTCTGGTTCTGAGCCCGGTATGCCTTGTATAATAGAACCGTTGGTTAATGTGATTTCAAATAATGATTTGTTATAAGTCTCTATCAGCGAGGCTGGGATGATGTTCATCAATCCTGAGTCGCCTTCAAAACATGTTGCCCTAATATCGTTTGATGTTGGCGCTGTGACTAACCATCGGGTGCCTGGATACTTCCAAGCCCTGATACCGATCCAATGTGATGCGGTGTGTGTCTTACCAGATCCTCGACCTGCTAACATCAGCAGTGTATCATACTCCCCGCCCTCGGGTTCTTGTTGGTGTGGTAAAGCCTGCAGGCTCCATTTGACTTGCCATAAGGCTGCATCAAGTTGCGCCTTAGGCCAATGTTTATTTGCGGTTGCAAAATCTGCTAAGATTTTTTCCTGCTTTGTGGTTAGCATGTAGCTATATATCCTTCGCCTACTACTAGGCTATTATCCTCCTCACTCGTTTCAATGTGAACGCACATTTGAGATTGGATGGGTTTTATTTCTTTTATAAATCTTCTAGTATAATGAACTTTTGTTACCGCTGGTTTTTGCCAAGGTATTAATCTTATATTTGTTTTAAAAGATAAATGCTTATCACCACGCTTAGTTGTTTCGTAATAGCATAATATTCCCAATGACTCAATTAAGTTTTGCATTCTTATTGCAGTACTGTTGTCTGGCATTGGTACTATAAATCTATCTAAATATATTCTGTAATTTCCTGGATATGCATAAATCACACCCCTTAAAAATTCTATTCTTTCTTCAACTGATCCCATCAAATAATTTTCTGGTATCTTAGTTGGTATGTAAGGAGCCAGTTGAGATTCAATTGATGGCTCCACTTTTATCTTTCCAGAGTGGTTATTAATCACGGTTACTTTGTATCCATGATCTTTAAATTTTTGATGTATCTCTTCTTTAAGTATTTTAGCTGGGATCATAGCCTTACTAAAATACCAGAAGCTGAATATAAATGCCGGCACAGGATGCATTTGCATAGGGAGCCTTAGCGGCTGAATCACAGGAACTGAATACTCATTCCGGTTTCTTTTAGTTCTTAAAGGCAACCCTATTAAATTTTCTAACTTAGTAAACAATAATTTACTTTTAAACTTATGATAGCCCTTATACAAATTAGCCTTTTGCCTATACATAGCGGTTTCCAATAGGAACCCTAAATGTTTATCACCACACATTGTTAAGCAATCATTAAACTTTACTTCATAGCACTCTTCTGAGAAGTACTTATGAATCTTGGTAATGGTGACTATCTTTCCATCTTTATTGAAAACATAGTCACCGACTTCTAGCTTGTCCGCAAACTTCCAGTAATCTAATGTGAGTACCTTTTGGGTTGCAATTATTGCCATTAAATCACTTGTTCATTACGTACATAGTTACTTCAAAGCCAAAACGCATTTCTGTTGCTGCTGGAGATGTCCACATGATCTTAATCCTTTTAATGTATATACACGAGATTGTGTATATACACATACTAATACACTTTTTAAAAATTAAATACTAAGTATTATCATGATTATACTAATACACAATTCTTTTATTTTCCGCCTTTGTCAGGATACATGGTGACAATTGTCAGGATACAAATTCCTATGGGTACTGAGCTATTCCAATCATATCTCCATTCTTATTCAATTTGTACCCCAGTCACCATGTATTCTTCTTTTTATTAAA